TTACTTGATGAGTTGCTTACTAAGACTGGAGCAGATAGCTATCGTGCATTCTTATCAGGTAAGTCTAACTTCCGTAAGACTATCTATCCTGAGTACAAAGCTAATCGTACTGCACCTAAGCCCATACATCTAGAAGCTCTACGAGAATATGCTCTAGAGAAACAGAATGCGGAACTTGCACCTGATACATTAGAGGCTGATGATGCCCTAGGCATTAATCAGACTGATGATACTATGATTGTATCGTTAGATAAAGACTTACTAATGGTACCAGGTAAACACTTTTCATGGGAGATTAATGGTAAGGGTTGGAGCAAACCCGATAAGTTCTTTACTCAAGATGTGATTGGTGGTATGAGATTATTCTTTGAGCAATGTCTCAAAGGTGATACTGCTGATAACATTAAAGGTATAGAAAAGATTGGTAATAAACGTGCCAAAGCCTTACTTGCTGATTGTGTCACGGAACAGGAGATGTTTGATACTGTCCGTGATGCATACAGTAATGATGAAGAGTTTATTATGAACGCATCAGTACTGTGGATAATGCAACATGAGGAGGATATATGGAAAAACAGGTTTAATGCCTACGTTCAAAAGTAAACTAGAAGTTAAAGCTTGGGCAGTACTCAAAAAACATTTCCCAAGTGTTAAGTATGAACCTGATGTAATAGAATACATACAACCCATCAAGTCACGGAAATATAATCCTGACTTTCGTATGGCTAAGAATGTATACATAGAAGCAAAGGGTAAGCTTGACCTAGCTACTAGACAAAAGATGGTTTGGTTTAAAGAATGTAATCCTGAAGTCACCATAATTTTCTTGTTTATGAATCCCGATAACAAGATAACCAAACGCAGCAAAACAACATACTGGCAGTGGGCTGAGAAACAAGGGTTCATGTGGCTAGACTTTAGAAAGGATTGGATAAATGATTATAAAAAACTTATCAGAAAATAAAGATGGTAGTGTTGACTTTGATTTTAAAGTTGACAAACAAGAGACAGAGTTCTTGTTATCGTTTGCTATCAAAGCTCTCATGCGTGAGGGTATAATTAAAACATCAGAAGAAGAGTTTACTGAAACAGAAATAGACCTTCCAATGGAGACAATGCAATGAAGAAACATTTAGTTATTGGAGATACCCAGGTTAAGCCTGGGATTTCCCTTTCGTACTTAACATGGATAGGTAGATACATTGTTGACAAACAACCAGATGTAATTGTAATGATTGGTGACTTTGCAGACATGCCTAGCTTATCATCCTACGATGTAGGTAAAAAATCTTTCGAAGGTAGAACATACAAAGCAGATATTAAAGCTGCTCACAAGGGCATGGAAGCATTGCTAGCACCTATGAAAGCACTTAACAAAAGACTAGCTAAAGTTAAAAAGAAGTTATACAAACCTAAGATGGTACTGACTATGGGTAACCATGAGCAGCGTATTAACACAGCCATTGAGTATGACAGAAAGCTAGATGGTCTTATATCATTTGATGATTTACAATACAAAGAAGCAGGATGGGATGTAATTCCATTCTTAGAAGTAACTAGTATTGATGGTGTTGCATACAGTCATTACTTTGCTAGTGGTGTTATGGGTAGACCAGTAACATCAGCACGTGCTTTACTTACTAAGAAGCATATGTCATGTGTAGCTGGACATCAGCAAGGACATGATATAGCATACGGTATGAGAGCAGATGGTAAACAAATGACATCTATCATCAGTGGTAGTTGTTATATGCATGATGAAGATTATTTATCTCATCAAACTAACCAACATTGGAGAGGATTGTATATGTTACATAATGTAGAGGATGGTTCATTCGATGAATGTGCAATACCATTACATTATTTAAAAAGAAAGTATAGAAAATAGCTTGACTTTCTCTGTAATATATGCTATAATATTATTATGACAGCAACTAAAAAACAAGTAGGTGGTAAACATTATACTGACTATAAGATACAACCTATAGAATTTATAACAAGTAATAACATTGGTTTCATTGAAGGTAATGTAATCAAGTATGTTACAAGGTTTAGACAAAAGAATGGTATAGAAGATATAAATAAAGCTATACATTACCTAGAACTTCTAAAAGAAATGTATTACAATGGAAAAACTTAAAACAAAAAGAGTTTGCAATAAATGCAAAGAACCTGCTAAAATCTGGGATAAAGGTCAGTGGTGGTGTTCTATTGATAGTAGCATGGGTAGTTACAACATGCGTGGTTATTGCAGCAAGGAGAAAAAGAAATGAGAAACTTACTTACAACAAGTATAGGTCACTTAATTATAGTAGTTATTCTTATTGGTTTATATGCATTACTAGGAAGTTTGTTTACAAAAGCTGAAGCAGGTAACAAAGTAGGTGTTGGTAACTTTGTTATGGCAGTCAGTTATACAGAGTCATACAATGATTTACAGTATGTAGCTAACTTTGTTAATTGTGACCATGCTATGAAGTATTACAATGAAAATTGTGCTACACAAGGTGCGATGATTATGATGTGTCAATTAGAACAATATCTCTATATGCCTATAGACCATAATAGTGATTCATCATTTGACTTTGAACCTACTGACAGACAGTCTTGTGGCTTTGTCGGTGTACAAAAACCTAAATTTACAAAGGATTAATTATGCCAGGAACTAATGGTACAAATGATTACGAAATCCCTGGTGCAAAGTTAAAGACTGCAGTACCAAGTGATAAGTATAAAGAAGGATGGGACAGAATTTTTGGTTCCAAGCCTAACGATAAACAATTTAATAACAAAAAAGATAAGGGTCGGTCATAACTATGGCTCTATCATTCAAAGAAGTCTGCGAAGAATTAACTAAAATAGATGAAACTACTCTATTAGAAATTCTAGACATATCATCTGAAGATATAGTTAATCACTTCCAAGACAAAATCGAGGACAACCTCGAAGAACTATCTAATGATTTAGATGAACATTCTAAACAATTAGACATATTTAACGAAGAATAACAGGAGATAGCATTGGATATTTACCAATCGGTAATAGCATCAAGTAGATATGCACGTTTTATACCAGAACTTAAACGTCGTGAGACCTGGGAAGAAACAGTAGATAGAATGGTTACATACCTTAAGTCTAAAAACAAAGGGTTAGACAAAGAGTTTAAAGAAATACGTGAAGCAGTACTTAATTTAGAAATAATGCCTTCTATGAGGCTTATGATGTCAGCAGGAGAAGCTTGTGAGAGAGACAATATTGCTGCTTACAATTGCTCTTATTTGGCTATTAATAATAAACGAGCTTTTAGTGAAGCATTATACATTTTAATGAACGGAACAGGAGTAGGATTTAGTTGTGAAAGACAAGAGATTAGTAAACTACCTAGCATACCAGAGGTACTTAGTAACACTGATGATACTATTGTTGTTGGTGACAGTAAGCTTGGCTGGGCGAAGTCGTTTAAGAAACTATTATCTAGTCTATGGGAAGGAGATATACCCAAGATTGACTACTCTAATGTTAGACCAGCAGGTGCTAGGCTAAAAACATTTGGTGGTAGAGCTAGTGGTCCTGAGCCATTAAAGAGATTGTTTGATTTCGTAATAGAGTCATTCAAACATGCTCAAGGTCGTAAACTAACCTCGTTAGAGGTCCATGATATTATTTGTATGGTAGGAGAGATTGTAGTCGTAGGAGGTGTTAGACGTTCTGCCCTTATCTCACTATCTAATCTTACAGATAAACGCATGAGAGAGGCTAAAATGGGTGCTTGGTACAATGATTTTGCATGGCGTGGGTTAGCTAATAACTCAGTTGCTTATACAGAGAAACCTGATATGGAAACATTCATGGATGAGTGGGTATCATTAGTTAAATCTAAGTCAGGAGAACGTGGTATATTCAATAGAGTTGCTGCGCAGAAACAAGCTGCTAAATGGAAAAGACGTGATGAAACAATGAGTTACGGAACAAATCCTTGCAGCGAGATAATTTTACGTGATAAGCAATTCTGTAACCTAACAGAAGTAGTTGTAAGAAATGGTGATACTAAAGAAAGTCTACTTAACAAAGTGCGACTAGCTACTATACTTGGTACATTACAATCTAATCTAACTAACTTTCAATTCTTGTCTCATGAATGGACTAAAAACACAGTAGAAGAAAGATTACTTGGTGTATCACTAACAGGTATTATGGATGCTAAGATAACATCTAATCCTGACCCTAAATTTTTAGAGGAGATGAGAGACCATGCTAGAAGAACCAATCACAAATACGCAGACAAACTTGACATACCACGAAGCACAAGTATTACGTGTGTTAAACCTTCTGGGACTGTTTCTCAGCTCGTTGATAGTGCTAGCGG